ACGTACTTGTAGACGATACTATAACTCCAGAAGTAACTTATACACTTCCAGAACAAGTAGAAACAGAAGTAACAGAAACTACGACAGAAAGCAGTGATGGTGGAGGCGGTGGAGGCGGTGCTGGTGAGGGCGCTGGTGCTGGACAGGGCGGTGATACAGGGGCTGATGCTGAAGTAGGTACTACTACGACTGCGGAAACAGGAGAGGCTGGCGCTGCTGGCACAGATGAAGCTGAACCTCCTGTAACCGTTACAGAAGAACCCTATACAGGTGGTGGATCCTATGAACCTTCTATACAAGTTCTCTCAAGACAACTTTATGAAGCCTACCTACAAGCAGCAGACCCTGAAGTAAAGGCTGGTATTCTTGAAGCATATGAAAAAATCGCTGAAACTACTTTACCGCCTGATGAAGCGTTTGGGGTATGGACAGAAGCTAAAAATGAAGCAGCAAGAGCTGCAGCAGAAGCAGCAGAAGCAGCAGCAGAAGCCGCAAGATACACCTCTGGTATGGAGGTCGCTACAGGAGATGCAGCAAAAACTGTAGGTCAATGGGTTCAACTTGCTAATGGTGCTTGGAAAAATACTATTACTGGAAAAATAGCTGCTCCCACAGCCGTGTCAGGAGGCAGTGGTGAGGGAGAGTGGGAAGTATTGAACCCAGATGGCACGGGTACAGGCGAAGTAATAAACGAGTATTCTGACGACACTGGTGCAGAGCCAGACGACGACATAAGTATAGGGTTACCCACAGACGAAGATACAAAAGAAGAAGCCGCTGGCACTACAAGTGTTGGAGAAGAAACAGGAACTACTACAACTACAGCTACAGGAACCACCACAACTGGTGCTCCAACCGACACCACAACCACAGCTACTGCGTCTACAGGCACGGCGGGTGCAACTACAACACCTACAGAAACAACTACAGGCGGTGCTGGTACAGGTATAGATTTAGGCACAAGTGACACCACTGCGCCTCAAGATCAGACAGGCGCAGGTGCTGACGGGGCAGGAACAGGAACTACTGGCCCTACAAACGAAGTGGGCGCTGGTGCTGCTGATGCTACAGGTGCGGGTACAGATGCCGCAGATGCTACAGGAACAGGTACAGGCGCTTCTGGTATTCCCGGCGCTGGCGCTGGTGAGATAGGTGACCCTAGTGATGTAGGCGAAGGCACAGGCACAGGAGAAGGCACAGGAAGCGGCACAGGCGGCGGTGACGGCAGTGGCGAAGGTACTGGAGAAGGCTCTGGAGTCGGTGCGGGTCTAGGTGCAGGCTTAGGAATAGGACTTGCAGCAGGCATGTTAAGCCCACAAGGAGTTACTAAAACTTTGTTTGAAGACTTTGAGTTTGAAAAGAAATACGACGCCCCAGAAATACTTGCAGGGCTGACAGATTTGCCAGTATATCAAGCCCCTAAAATTGGGCTATTCCAAGGACTTATTTAATGAGTACACAATACTTAACATTAGTGAACAGCGTGCTTAGACGCTTACGAGAAGATGAAGTGTCTGCTGTAGCGAACACAGCGTACTCTAAAATGGTAGGTGACTTTGTAAACGACGCAAAGACACAGGTAGAGAATGCACATGATTGGTCTACACTCAGGACTACAGTAGTTGTTTCAGCATCGTCAGGAACTGCAGAATACAGCTTGACAAATGCTGGAGAACGTGTTAAAATATACAGTGTCATTAACGACACATCTAATTTCTTTGTTACTTACCAAACTCCTACATGGGTAAACAATGCAGTGTACAACGCTGGCTCTACTAGCGGAGCGCCTGCTTACTACACATTCTCAGGAGTTGACGGGTCAGGGGACACACAGGTAACTGTTTACCCTACACCAGACGCTTCTTACTCTTTACGTTTTGATTTAATAGCGAGGGAAAACGCACTAAGCAATGACACAGATACAACTGCATTGCCTTCTAATCCTATCGTTCATATCGCAGTCGCTTTACTTGCAAGAGAAAGAGGAGAGGCTGGCGGCACGACAGCACAAGACTACTTTGCCATTGCAGACCGTCATTTATCAGACGAGATTGCGCTAGACGCATATAAAAACCCAGAAGAATTTATTTTTAGGGTTCCGTAATGGCACAACAAAGACAAAGCATATACGTAGGAGCGCCGGGGTTTCGTGGGTTAAACACTCAAGATTCTCCTGTTAACCAAGATTCGTCCTTTGCATCCATTGCAGAGAATGCTGTTATTGATAAGTTTGGTAGGATAGGTGCTAGACAGGGCATAGATAAAATTACTAGCTCAGTCACCCCATTAGGCTCTAGTGTAGGGATAGAGACTATTTTTGAGTTTACTAAGCGTGATGGGAGCATTGTAGTATTTTCTACAGGTAACAATAAGATATTTACAGGGACTACTACATTAACTGACGCTACAAACAGCATGACAGTCAGTGCAAACAACTGGAAGATTGTTTCATTTAATGGTGACGCTTACTTCTTTCAGAGAGGACACGACGCACTAGAGTACACCACAAGCGCGGGGACTATAGGGGTACTGTCTTCCGACGCTCCTGATGCTAATGAAGTATGCGCTGCATTTGGTAGACTGTGGGCAGGGGACGTAACAGGTAATAAGTATACTCTGTTTTTTTCAGATACATTAGACGGTGACGATTGGACAGGGGGTACGTCAGGATCTTTAGACCTAACTACAGTCTGGCCTACAGGCTTTGATGAAATTGTAGCTATTAGAGAGTTTAACAACTTTTTAGTTATCTTTGGTAAGCAAAGCATTTTATTGTACTCAGGTGCATCTGCTCCTGCAAGCATGGTTTTAGCTGATGTTATTACAGGGATTGGCTGCGTAGCTAGAGACAGCGTACAGGACACAGGAACAGACCTTATATTCTTGTCGGATTCAGGTGTACGTAGCTTAGGTAGGACTATTCAAGAAAAGTCTAACCCCATTGGCAACGTGTCTAAAAATGTACGGGATGACATAATCTACTACACAGGTGTAGAGACAGGAAACATTAAGTCAGTGTACAGCCCTGAACATGCTTTTTACTTATTGTTTTATCCTTCCAGTTCTATTGTGTACTGCTTTGACATGAGAGGTACGCTAGAGGACGGAAGCAATCGTGTAACAACTTGGCCTTCCACTAAAATCTTTTGTGGAACTATAGCGTCAAACGGAACTGTGTACTTAGGCACAGCAAAGGGCATAAATCAGTACAAAGATTATTTAGATGACACAAGCCCTTACACAATGAAGTATTACACACAGCCGTTAGCTTTTGGTGATCCTTCAAGACTTAAAATACTTAAAGAATTAACCTTCAAAGTTATTGGTGGTCAAGGTAGTAGCCTTGTTCTTAACTGGGGCTATGACTACACAGAAGCATACACTAAGCAAGCACTGACAATATCAAATTCTAATATAGCAGAGTACGGGATTGCTGAGTACAACACAAGCGAAGCAGAGTACAGCGCATCTATTATTGTAGAAGACGCTAAAGTAAAATCAACAGGATCAGGCGCAGTAGCTACTATTGGGGTAGACGCAACAATTAACGGAAGGTCTTTGTCAATACAGGAACTAAAGACTGAAGCACTCATAGGCAAATTAGTATGACAAATTACTCAAAGACAACCAACTTTACAGCTAAAGACTCTTTAGTATCTGGTGATGCTAATAAGATTGTCAAAGGCTCTGAGATTGATGCAGAGTTTGATAATATTGCAACTGCATCAGCAACCAAGGCAAACATTGCTAGCCCAGCGTTTACAGGTGTAGTTTCTTTTCCTGACGGTACTGCTGGTGATCCTTCCATAACAAACACAGGTGACACTAACACTGGTCTGTTCTTTAGCGCAGCGGACACCTTAGCGTTTAGTGCCGCAGGTACTGCACAGTTTACAATGTCTGATGGAGCTATTGCACCTGTAACGGACAACGACGTAGACCTTGGCACTAGCTCATTAGAGTTCAAAGACGGTTACTTTGACGGTACTGTACATACTGACGCTATTAACTTAAACGGCACAGCTATCACCTCTACAGCCGCAGAGATTAACATTCTGGACGGAGTAACGTCTACTGCTGCTGAGTTAAATATCTTAGACGGCGTAACGTCAACCGCAGCAGAACTAAATATCCTCGACGGTGTAACAAGCACTGCCGCAGAGTTAAACATACTGGACGGTGTGACAGCCACTACTGCTGAATTAAACTACAACGATACTGGGTCTGCCGTAGGCACTGTAGTAGCAAGTAAAGTTGTAACAGTAGATGCAAACAAAGATGTAGCCAGCTTTCGTAACATTACACTTACAGGAGAACTGGATGCAGGATCTCTTGACATTTCTGGTGATGCTGACATTGACGGGACGTTGGAAACTGACGCACTGTCTATTAACGGCACAGCGGTTACGTCTACGGCAGCGGAACTCAACATACTTGATGGCGTAACTAGCACTGCTGCTGAACTTAATATTCTTGATGGGGTCACAAGCACAGCCGCTGAACTTAATATTTTAGATGGTGTCACAGCTACTACTGCTGAGTTAAACATAATGGATGGAGTTACTGCAACTACAGCAGAACTAAACATTATGGATGGTGTAACAGCCAGTGCAGCAGACATCAATCTTATAGACGGGATTACTAACGGTACAGTAATAGCCAGTAAAGCTATTATTACAGACTCAAATAAAGATATTACTGGCGGTAGAAACATTACTATCTCTGGTGAACTAGACGCAGCAACATTGGACATTTCTGGTGATGCTGATATTGATGGCACCTTAGAAACTGATGCTTTATCTATTAACGGTACTGCTGTTACATCAACCGCAGCAGAACTTAATATCTTAGATGGCGTTACGTCTACAGCGGCAGAACTAAACATTTTAGACGGTGTAACCAGTACGGCTGCTGAACTTAACATCCTAGACGGAGTTACCTCTACAGCAGCAGAGTTAAACATTCTTGACGGTGTTACCGCCGTAGCTGGTGAGTTAAACGCATTAGACTTAGGCAGCACAGCAGTAGGTATAGCTATTGCATCTAAAGCAGTAGTGTTGGATTCTAACAAAGATTTTACAGGCGTTAGGAACTTTTCTATTACTGGAGACTTGTCTGTAGCTGGTACTACTACTGTTGTAGACTCTGTACAGATGACTGCAAATAACGCTGTAATCTTTGAAGGAGCTACAGCGGATGCTTCAGAAACTACGCTTACAAGTGTAGACGCTACTGCTGATAGGACTATTAGTTTACCTAATCAAAGCGGTACTTTGCCTGTATTGGCAGCAGTGTCTACTACAGCTATTACTTCTACTCCTGAAGAACTTAACGTCCTAGATGGCATCACAGCCGTTGTAGGCGAACTTAACGCATTAGACCTTGGTAGTACAGCAGTAGGTACTGCAATAGCTTCTAAGGCTGTTATACTTGATTCTAATAAAGATTATACAGGCATTCGTAACTTTACAATTACTGGTGAGCTAGATGCTGCTACATTAGACATCTCAGGCGATATAGACGTTGATGGCACCACTAACCTAGATGTGGTGGATATTGATGGTGCTGTGGATATGGCTTCTACCTTAGCTGTAGCTGGCGTAGTCACTGCTAACGCTGGCGTAGTCGTAGACAACATCACGATTGATGGAACAGAAATTGATCTGTCCTCTGGCAGTTTAACGATAGACGTTGCTGGAAACATTATTCTTGATAATGATGGCGGTAGCCTTCAAGTCATGGACGGTGGAACTGAATATCTCAGATTTGGTAAAAATGGTGATGCAGGAGATATTTTTAATCCAATAAGTGATGGCGATATTATCATAAAAGGTAATGACGGTGGCTCCACTATTTCCGCAGTAGCCTTCGATATGTCAGCGGCGGGTGCGGCTACGTTTAATGCTGATGTAACTGCTGGCGGTAAATTAACAGTAAGTGATGGGGGTAACGCTACCGTTGCGTCTATAAGATTTAACGCAGGGCTTGGAATCTCTAGTCCTTCAACGGATCAATTAAATTTTATTA